AGCTAGCTGAACACTCGCTGAACTGTGACATTGATAAACTGGTGAACACTCTGGGAGAGAGTAAAAATCAAATATTCACGTATCATGCTGTACAAAAGACTGAACCGACTAAGGTTCGACAGATAGTCAATACAGACATGACACAATACTGCCTGTTAACCGTTGCGTACGCAGCGTACTAGTAATGGAAAGACGGGTATCTCTCAAAGAGGCCAACACTGGGGATATGGCAAACAATGCGTAAAGAAGACCAGAACGCATGGAAGAACAACGCCCATAAGGGCGAGGTTCTAGTGCCATTAGATCAGAAGAAGTTTGACTATGGAATCAAGCTTTGGATGGTCGAATCAATTGTCAGAAGATTAACGAGTGGTATATGGCAGAAGGATTAAATACTTCAGATCAGTAAGTACATACTGCTGGATTCAAAAATGGTAGTCATAGGGAAGAAGAGTAAAGACACATTCAATGTGACTAGCGGCCTAATGAGCGGACTCAAGCTTACCAGCACGATTGGTAGCATATGTAATGCGATTTAGGCAGATCTAGCTTTCAGTGGAAAGCAAGTTGGAGTATATTAAGGCGACGACTGCGCTGTTGTCGTCAATAGCACAATGCAGGTGATGGACGCACTAGAAAAGTATGAAGAGATGGATCTGCAGGTGCACCCAGACAAGAACAAAATGTCTACGAAGCGCATGCCAGCGCAGGATTTCCTCAAGGTGACCTATCATTAGGGCATCTAACAGGGGCAACCAATTCGTATGACAAATGGGCTGGTTATGGGCAAGCCTTGGGCTGCGGATCAGTACTACCAGCGCGACGGAAGCGTGTTACCAGGTAGTCAGTATCAAACGTGGACCCAATTTTCAAGAAGGACATATGGCCGAAGCGGATTAGTGAGAGCGATTCTGCTTTACCTACGTGGCTAACAGATGCGATCGGATAAGCCGATCAATTATGATCTACTAGTCGCACACATGTCAAACCCGAGATACCTAAACAGTATGTACGAACCGAGACTGCAGGCAACGGACTCGACGAAGTACAAGAAACTGGTGATGGTGTAAGAAGCCAATGAACCAGAATCGATAATCTACAAACCAGACACGGAGTGTTTGGAGAGTAGGATAGCGAACTGGTTCATACGCAATGAGAAGCCAATAATCCCAGGAATACTACGGG